GCTTTCCCGCTGCCGCTTCCGTCCAGCGCACGCGCACTGCCCAGAGGCCATCGTCGCGCGCCTCCAGGGCGAACCACCCCGCTGCCTTCCCCGCCTCCGCGGGGTCCGCGGCATCCGTGCCAGCCGCCATGCCGTGTCCGTAGTCGAGCGGCAGATCGTTGCCCTGCCGCTGCCACTCGGCCACGATGCGATCGGCGTCCACGCGTGTGAAGTCCAAGTCGCCCTTGGTCGTCTCGACTGTGCCGTAGGACCAGATCAAGAACTCGTGCGGCGGCTCCGCGGGGGAGTCGGCGCCGAACAGTGCGGTGCGCGAAAGTGCCTGTGCGGTGCGCTTCTGCATCGTCACTCCACCACAAGTCCGAGGGCACAGCGGCAGCTGGGATGCAGCGGCGGCCTGTCCACCACGTCACCCTCGTCCGACTCGAACGCTTCACCCATCCGGCGACGCTGCCCGTGCATCGGAGCGCAGATATCGCACGTGCGGTCGCTGCCCGGCGTCGCGATCCACTCGCGCCAGGTCGTCTCCTGGTCCAGGAGTCCGGCGTCTGCGGCGGTGCTCCACGCCGCATCCTGCCCCGCGTTCTCCGCGCTCAGTGTCTCGGTCCGCGCGATGTTTTCGGCGCGGCGCCGCAGGAGCTTCTCCTCGTAGCGCTCGGCGCCCTTCAGTGCGCGCGCCGGCTCCTGCCCATCGTCGAGCAACGCCTGGAGTCGGTTGCGTGCCGCTTTGGCGTCACGCTCCGTGAGCCCCAACATCGGCCGAATCGCGCGCGCCTGCTCGTAGGGGTGCAGCCCCTCGACGTACCCGCGCCCGACAATCTCCCGAATCGCAGCTCTGGTCTCAGTCGTGACCCGCTCGACCAGGGTCGCCGTCTGCTCGCGCGCGTACTCGGCCGCGTGCGGATTGTCCAGCTCGAATTTCAGCTCCAGGTCCAGCGCCCGGAACTCTGCCGCGCCCGTGCGCTGCATTAGCTCGCGCAGCCGCTCGTCCCAGCGGTCGCCCAGTTTCGCCCACTCCTCGGCCCACGCCGGATCGCTAGTCAGCAGCGCTGCATTCCCTGTGCGCAGCGCCCGCTCAATCTGCGCATCGGTGAGTCGCGCACGCGCCGACACAAGCCATTTCCGCACGGCGTTGCGCAGCTTCTGGTCGGGCGTGTCGCGCCCGACGGCCTTCGGGTCACGCGCCAGCGTCAGGCGCGGCGGCACCACGACGAGGCGCCGCATCAGGGCTCCGTGCGCACGGGCGTCCAGTCCGCCGACAGCGCCGCCGGATTCTGCATGCCCTCCGGCAACTTCACGTGCGAGCCGCCCACCGGATAGGCACATCGGTCATCAACGGGATGATGCTTCACCTCGGACCATGCCACGGTCCACCCGTACCCGGCCGTACCTGCCCGCGCCGCCCGCACGTCGGCCAGCACCCCCGCGTGTTCCGCGCGCGACAGCGCCCGGTCCAGCCCGCGGAGTCGTGCTGGTGCCGGAGTCGCAGGCACGCCCGCCCGCGGGTAGCCACGCGCCCGCGCATCGGCCGCTGCGTATTCCTCCAGCGTCGCGCACGGACCGACGATCCAGCCCGACTGCGTGCGCCCGGTCGCGACGTAGACCGCGCCGGCGGCTCCGACCGCGAGCACGGCCCCGATGACGAGGGGACGCATCACCAGAGCCCGTAGCGCACGCGCATGTAGGCGTGGATGCGGTCCTCGACCGCCGCACTCGGCATCGTGCCCAGCACGATCACCTCACCCACGAGGCCATTCCAGCCGGCGACCAGCGGGCCGCCAATGTACAGCGCCTGCAACGCAGAGGCGCCAACGTTCTGCCCCGTGATCCACGCGGCGCCACTGAGTCGGGAGGCACTCGCGGCGCCGTTGACCCGGATCTGCACGGCACCGTTCGTGCCGTTAGCTATCGCGGCAATGGTCGCGGTTGCGCCGCAATACACCTTGAGGACGGCGTCCCCGACGAACACATACTCTGGCACCGTGCCGCTCAGCAGGGATCGGTTGATCCCGGCGGAGTTGACCGGGGATTGGAACGACGCGGCAATGAAATTCGGTTGCGCGAGGTTTACCGACGCGCCCGTCAGGATGTCGTCTGCCGCGTCGAACGAAAGCGCAACCCGACCCCCCAGTGTGGACACCGCCACGTAGGTCGGCTGTTTGTCGGCCGTGGCCTGCGTGAGACTCCCGGCAGCGTCGGTGCCCTGGTTCGTCCACGCGGAAACGGTCGCGCCGTTGAGCGTGATCCCGAGATCGGCGCGGAACCAGAGCGGCGCATTCAGCCTCCTCGGCGTCCACTGCGGCTCCTGGTGGCCGATTCCCCTGCCGATCCCGCGGATGCGCCGCCCGGTCGCATCTGCGGGCAGCGTCGATAACAGAGTGAGCAACAGGAAGAGTGCGCGCAGCATCGCGTCACCACATCACGACGATGTTCGTCGCGGTCGAAGCCGTCCACAACCGCTTGACGCAGGCCGCTGGGTTGCTGCCATCCGGCACAGCCAGCAACGTGACAAAGGTGCCGGCCGTCATTTCGCAAAGCGTGATCTTCACGGATCCCCCCGTACCCACCCACAACGTTCCCGTGTGCGAGAGGTCGGCCACGTCACTCTTCTGGGCGTCGCCATCAGCGGCATTGTTGGCCGAAGCGATGAGCGCAAGCAGCGCGTTCGTGGCAACCAGCGTCGTCTCGGTCGCAGCCCCTGCCGGGAGCGGCAGCGCCGCCGCCGACACGGGCTGCGTCGCCTGGTAGAACGTGCCGCTCACCGGAAGCGCCGTCCCGCTCGCAATTCCCTGCACGGAGATCACGTCCGCAGATGCCGCCCCGGCCGTGCCGAGGGCCGGCTGCTTCGCCGCAGTCGCTGCCCCGGTGGGGAGCGGCAGAGATGTTGCGGAAATAGGCTGCGCCGTCGTGCCCGTCGGATCCGTGCGCAGCGGAGCCGCCGCGGTCCCGGCCTCCACGGAGCCGCCGCTGGCCGAAGCGCGCAGCGAGGCGCCCAGCACGTATTGCGTGCCTGCCCCGGTGTCGGCGTCGAACAACCGGCTCCACTGACTGGACGTGCCGTCGCTCGCCCCGATGACGACAGGGTACTGCGTCGATAGCGCGGCCCCGGCGGGCTTCGCGCCGTGTGCATGCGTGTACCCGACTCCCGCGTCGTTGGCGTCGCGCGCCCACGTGGCGGTACCGAACAGCAGCACCGACGCGATCGGCACGACGTGACAGAATCGACTCATGCCTGCTCCTGCGCCGGCGCCGTCGGCACGAACCCGCGCCCGGCCTCGCCCAGCATCGCGTCCGCCTGCGCCGCCGTCACCCGGAACGCCTGCGCGATGATGGCCTGTGCGGCGTCGCGTGGCACCTGGCCAGCGGCGACTGCACGCACGATCTCCACCAGCGACGCGACCTGCGCGCCGTTCAGTGCCGTGTCGGCCACGGTCTCGGCGCCGGTTGCCGGCGCCACGTCACCCGCATCGGGCAGCGCGTCCGGCTCCTCGTCGTGCGTGTCCGGCGCCGGCAGCCCCATCTGCTGCCGCACGTGCCGCTCGTCCGCCGGAGTCGGGACCAGGACGCCCGCGTTGACGAGCGCCAGCACCGACCGCGCGAACACGTCGGGATCCGGGGCCTCGATGTCCCCGTGCACCAGTCGTGGCCAGAGCTCGCGCGGTACTGCGTTGAGTTGCATGAGTCGCGCGATGCCCTGGCCGTTGATGATCTCGGCGAGCGCACCCAGCACCGCGCCGAGCGAGGCCGCGAACATCGAAGTCTTGGAGTCCGCCAAGGAGCGAGTGCCCTGCGGCTCGGTCCCTAGCAGCATGAACTCCGCGAGGAACGTCATCAGAATCCGACTCTCGTGCCGCCGGATCACTCTGTCCACATCGAACTGCCGCGAACCCGCGGCACTCTGGAGCCGGAAGGCGAACCCCGTCTTGATGGCCGCGGTTGCGCCCGGTGGCGTGTACTCGCTCGCCGGGATAATCAGACCCTCGCGCTCGTCGCGTTTCACCTGCTGGACAAGCGTTTTCAGATCCGCGAGCAGCGCCTTCTGGTCCGCGGTAGCGCTGCCCATCATGTACTCGGGCGGCAGCTCCGCCACCGGCAGCCCGGCCAAGTCGCGCTCGCATCCGATGGCCTCGATTTCCTCCAGGCGCTTGGCGAAATACCACGAGCGATAGGCGTTGCGCAGCAGGCTGCGCCCCTCGGGATTGTTGCGCGGCGCTCGGACCCGGAAGAGCAGCGCACGCTCCATCGGGATCCGGGCACTGAAGCCAGTCTCGGTCCGCTGCTCCATCGCGAGGAGCGTCTCGTCCGAGGCGAACTCCCAGCGCTGCAACGACTCCTGGGCGCAGAGCTGCATCCGGCGCCAGCCGATGCGGCCGTCCGAGTGCATACTGCGGTAGCGCGGATCGGAATCATCCGGCCCGCGCCGCACCTTGTAGACCGGCTCGACCAGAGCCCAGCCGTACCCCAGGCACGACAGCGCCTCGCGGATGAGCTGCTGCCAGCCGTGCTCCATGTCCGTGCGGCACTCGCGCAGGAAGTCCGCCCAGCGCAGCGCCTCGTCCGACTCGTCGGCCGGCTCCTCGCGCCACTCGACTCCGGAGAGCAGCGTCTCGATCGCCCATAGCGCAGCGCCGATGATGGCGCTGTTGTCGAGCATCTCGCGGTACGTGCGGGGACCGCGGGATCCCGACAGCTTCGGGTGCCGCTCCTCGGAGACGTACCCGCCCCACTGGCGCAGCCCGGGGCGACCGATGGGCTCCAGCTCTGTGGCGGCAGTCTCGGCCATCCTCATACCGCCCAGGGGCTGGCGCGCCCCGCGTCGCCGGCCGGCAGCGTCAGGGGGGCGCGCACGACCCCCGACGCCAGGAACGCAATCGCGCCGCTCGACGTGTCCACCTGGTCATCGTGGGCGCCGTCCGGGAACGCCTCGTGCTCCTGGAGCCAAGCGAAATTCCAGTCGCCGCGCACCAGCCGGATGTGCTGCCGTTCGGCCTGCGCCGATGCCGGCTTCGCGCGCTCGACCTTGCTGCCCGTCTCGCGCTCAACCCGCACCTCGTACCCGGCGAGCAGACGCACGAAACTATCGGCTACCGCCACGCCCGCCGCCCCGGGATCCTGCGGGATCCCGACCGCGACGCTCTTGCCGTCCTGCTGCGCTGTCGCAAGAACCGTCTTCTCGACTTCCAGCGGTGTGCCCCGCATCCGCACCACGTCCTCGACGGCGAACAAGCCGTCCGAAGCACGGCCCCAGAGAGCGCCGACCGTCCAGTCCGGGTCGCGCCCGGGCCGCGACTCGGTCGCCGCGAAATCCCAGCGGCGCACGCGACGCACGGCAGCCGGAGGCACATCCAACACCGGAAACCACGCGCGCTTGAAGAGCAGTCCTGCCGCCGGCCGGATCAGCCAGTCCCCATCGCGCAGTTGCGCGCGAGTCACCGGGTCCAGTGCGTCTAGCTGCGAAATGTACTGCGCCGGCACG